ATCGTATTGTTCTGCCATACTAATCTCCTTGATTGTTTAAAGAATTGTTTTCAATTTTTTCCATCCAGTCATTAATTTGACTTTCAGTCCAAACGCTTGTATTTTTTCCAACTTTTGTAGGTTGTGGAAAATCACCTTGTTTTATCCAAAGATAAATTGTAGATTTACTAATACTCAATACTTTAGATAATTCTGTTGCACGATATAACTTTTGCATACTACTCTCCTATTTTAAATGTTGGTTTCTTAGTCCAACGTGGTGGTTCTATGTCTTTATTGACATATTCGTTAATAAAATCTAAAGCATACGGCATATACCATGCCATAAACTTTTTACTATATGGGATTACTTCTAACTTTGTTTCCTCTTCAGTCCACACATAGAAGTATGCCATATCCTGTTCATGCACAAACATTTGTAGTTGCACCTGGTAATAATATCTATCAGGGATGCTTGGATAGACCCCGCTAGAATACGGACACTTAATCTCTACAGGGTATCCGTTATATAGAGCATCAACTGATGCACCAATAGGATGGTTCTCATGCACAACTAACTTATTACCTGGTTCAAGAATGTCGTCTAGTTCTTTTTCTAAAGCAGATAATGCAACAGGTTCGTAAAACTTACCATGTTCTGTAGCATCGTTTCCCTGAAATGGTGGTTCTCTAAACGTCATTTGTCTCCACAATTTTTTACGATCATGTATCACCGCATACGCATTGGATGCAGTGATAATTTTATGTCGTCTATTATCCTTCAGATGATCTGAGTTTGTTTGCATAATCTCTTAGCACCTCCTGAGCGTGTGGATCTAATTTAAAGAACTCACCTTTTAAGTTACCCTCTTCATGTGCTTTAAGTAACCTAGTTTGAATCTTTACAATATCTTCATCTGATAAAGTTTTTGGTTCTTCTTTATTAGCATCTCTGTTATCTTTGCTGTCTGCATCTTGAGTGTCGTCTAGTAAAAACAGATTTCCTAGAGCATACTTTTTTGCATAACTCGAACTTGCTCCGAAAGACTGAGCGATGTCCATACCCTTACGATTAACGCTGATACCTGCTTGCGCAGTAACAGATGCAACCTCTTCTTTGTGTGACAGTTGAGCAGTTGCCTGGATATATGGAATCCCGGCAACCTCTTTAACTTCATCAGATATTGTTAAGATACAATCTTTTAGTAATGGTTTGACTGCTTCTAAAATATCTTCTGCACTACGATATTTATATTTACCAAAACTATTAAACTGATTCTTTGGTGCTTTTAATTCTTGTTGTATTCTATTGAGTTCTTTCATCACTCTGCTCCTGTTGTTGTTGTTCTTGTTCTTGTATATGCTGTAACCCACGATCATTCTCTTCAGCAAAATCTTCGTTTAATTCTTGTAAAAATTTTATAAGATCCATAATACTAATGCTCCTCCAAAAAGCAATATAAAAAATATTAATTTGTCTAATCTATCTTTGCGTTTTTGTTCACGCTCGTTTTCTTTCCAGTGATTATATTCATTCATGCGATTACTCCTCCTAAATACTCGACATAAGTTTCTGCATCAAGTTCATTTTTAAATGACTCCAAGTATAAACTGTTTTCAAATACCATGTAAAGTTTTTCCTCATGGTCATATCTAATGTGATACTCAGCAGGTGGTTGTTTCTCCAACCACCCGTCATAATCAGTCAACCAACTATCGTATGTTCGTGCCATTATACTCTCCTTATTTAACACGTTTCTTAAATGCGATCCAGTATGCTTCATCTATCGGTAACTCGTATGAGGTCTTGAGACCTTTGAGTTTGAAGATAAGTGAATCGCCCTGCAAGGTAACTATGATGTTGCGGTTACCTCGCTCGAACTTAACTACATCTGTTTCTCTTGTTACTGGTTTTGTTAATTTTGTTGCCATTTCTCTTCTCCTTACTTAGTAGGTATGTTTAAATTTTCAAATACATCATACATAACGTCTCTTGCATATCCAGTTATTTCGTCACCAGTCCATGAAGCACCCTTATGACTTACAGAATCTTTTTTGTAAATTCTGTAATTCCAGTCTTTAGTGTCATTCATAAGATAACCATACGGCAGACATCTATTCTGAATTAATACATAAGATACATCGTTATTTTTTAATGCTTTTTTAAAATCTTCTAAGTTTAATTTCATGATTCTCTTCTCCTTATTTATTTAACCTACATATATATAATACCACAATTAAAATTAATTGCAAGTTTTTTTATAAATAATTTTATAAATATTTATTGCATTAAATTTTTTAATAGTTTATGATAGGGGTGTTTTTAATTAATTGGAGAATACATTGAAGTATGAAGAAGCAATAAAAAAGTTTGACGGGTCTGCACGAAAGATGGCGGAAGCACTTGGTGTTTCTGTTCCTGCTGTGCAGTATTGGAAATCAACTGGGGTGATCCCATCAGTTCGAGCATTTCAAATTAAGGTCTTAACAGATGATAATAAAGACGTTTAAAATTATTGATGACGAAGGATTGGGTGTTCGCATTTTTCACAGTAAATATGATGCTAAACAATTTATAGAGTCAAGACCGGAAATGAAAATAGTGACACTGGTTCGAGATACATATAAAGAAGCATTAGAAAAAGTAGGGGAGTGTTTATTTTGAGAATTAGGAATTGGGATAAATTTCAACATTATAAACGTATGCACAGTAAATACAAAAAACAAATGACATGGTTAAAACTTTATGGTGGTGACATTTTAAATGATCCTGAATGGTTTGATTTAACTGATTCTAATAAAGCAATTTATATAGAATTATTATGTCTTGCTAGTCAGTTTGAAGGTAATTTGCCACCAATGAAAACAATTAAATTTAGATTAAGGAGATCAGAAGATGAAATTAACAATGCTTTAAAAGACTTATCTCACTGGATAGAGCAAGGTGTATATACAACGTATATACCAGAAGAGAAAAGAATAGAAGAGAAAATAAATAATACATCATCTAATGATGATGGTCAGTCTTTAGAATTGTTTGATAAGTTTTGGAAAATATATCCAAACAAAAGAGGGGTAGCAAAAGCAAAAGAAACATGGAAGAAAAAAAATCTTTTTAAATACTTTACAGAAATTGAAAAGCATATTAAATTTATGTTAGATTCAGGTGAATGGAAAGAAAAGAAATATATTCCTCATGGTAGCACTTATCTTAACCAAAGAAGATGGGAGGATGGTGTAGGTGAAATTAAACAAAGATGGGAGGGTGGTATCTAATGAACGCAGGAGAAATGCTAGATCAGTTGACTGTCACTGCTAAACAAGTCAATGAAGAAACAGGAGACATTATACCGGGTGAGTTTAGGATTAAAAACCCAACTGCATTTGCAGACCAATTTAAGGAACACGCAAAAGGTGGTCACACAAAAGGGTATCCATTAGCATGGGGAAAGACAGAAGAATCATTTGTCTGCCGTCCTGGTGAAGTAACAATTGTGCATGGTTTGTCATCTAGCGGGAAGACTGCATGGTTATCACATAACACTTTATACTGGTTACAAATGTGCAAAGTTATGGTCGCATCGCTCGAAATGATGCCAGTGTTACAATTGCAGAGACTTTACGCTCAGAAGTATGGTTCACCTGATATTGTTGAATCAAATATTCCTGAGTTTCTAAATAGTTTAGACAACTTGTATATATACGATCAAGGTGCATCAACATCATTATTTGACATGATGGCAATGATTCATTGGGGTGTATTACAAGGTGTAGAAATCTTTGTGATTGACTCTCTCATGAAATTATCTAACGTGTCAGAGGAGTCGATGGAATCTCAGAAGAACGCAATGTCTATACTAGCAGACCTTGCTATCGAATATAAAATACATATCTTTATCGTGTGTCATAGTCGTAAGTTAATGAATGACTATGATATACCTTTAGCAAATCAAATATCAGGTTCTCAACATTTACGCAATTTGGCATCCAACATTCTCTGTGTGTGGCGCAATAAGGAGAAGCACTCTAAGATACTTAATGGAGATATAACTGCGGAAGATGCTAGGACAATACCTGATTGTAAAGTGCTAGTGCAAAAGCAAAGAAATTACTTCGGTGATAATGGTGAACCAGTGTGGAATTTTTGGTTCGATGGAAAATCAATGTTGTATAAGGAGAGACCATGAATTTAAATGATGTAGTAAATAAATTAGTAAAAGAGTTTAATGCAGACACTTATCGTATCAAAGATAAAAATGGTGTCGTTATTAAGTTTGTTAAAAACGGAGTTGATATGGAGGTAGGGTATGAAAATAAAAAAAACAATACACGTCACAGACAAAAGTAACCCATTACAAACTGTGATTGCTATGGTATCATCACTTGATGAAGGTGTTTATGATGTCATCATTATGAACAAAGATTATGCAAGAAGTCATGACCAAAACAGTTTACTATGGGGTGTGATTTATAAGGGATTGTCAGATCATACTGGTTACTCTCAAGAAGATTTGCATGACATATGTCGTATGAAGTTTGATTTAAAAGATGATGATGGAACATTGTTATCCACCGCAGGATTAACCAAGACTGAGTTTAATGAATATGTAGATAAAATAATCAACTGGTCTAAATCACTAGGGGTGTCATTTGAAAAAGAGCGAGAAGGAATATTTTGAGAAACTGGTTGAATTTGGATGTGTGGTTTGTAAGAAAGATATTGGTGTTTACACACAACCATCTATTCACCATATACGAGAAGGCATGGGGATCGGGCAACGTAACTCTACAGAGAATTGTTTGCCACTTTGCCCTATGCACCATCAACATGGAGGTTATGGTATTGCGTTTCATGCGGGGAAGAAAGCGTTTGAGGAGCGATTTGGAACAGAAGCAGAATTACTAGAGTGGTTAAAAGCGAGGTTGTAATGTATGAGTTTTGTTTAATTGTTTATCTGACAATGGAAGAACCAAAATATATTGGAAACTTTGAGTCATGTGCAGTAGCAAATATGTATGTTGCAGAGTATTATCATGATGCGCCATACACTGTATGTTTACATGAAGATTATATTGTTTTACCAAAAGAGTTTGTAAAAAGAGAAATTCATGTTAGCAAAAACTAGATTATTTATGACAAATAAATTACAACTAGATAATGAAGATATTTTTAAAAGATTGTTAAAATTGAAAAAATATTGGATACAAAGATTTGATGTGCCATTTTATACATTAGGTCGTAATGCTTATCTTGATGGTAAAACAGATGCTTATTATGAAGATATGAATGAAGTCAAACGTGAGTTGTTATTAAATTTTAGTCCTGATTATGCACATATTCTTTTATGTCTACAAGATTATCTTAATGAAAAAATAGACATCAATCATGATTACGCTATTCCATCTTTTCATATATTTAAATCAGATCCAGTGTTTTTAAACTTTCCTAGTAATTGGCATACTGATTACCCACATAAAATTTTAGGTTTAGGTGATAAAGATGCTTATAGTTTTACTTACGTTGTTAAGATACCATCTTCAGGAGCAGGATTAGAATATAAAGATGGAGAAGAGACAAAGTATTTGCAATACAGTCCATATGATTTTATATTGCATTGTGGTGATTTTTTACATAACATTGCACCATTAAAAGAATACAAAGAAAATGAGTATCGTATTACTTTACAAGGTCATGTAATTAGACACAAAGGTCGTTTAATAATGTTTTGGTAAGGAGTCTATATGGGCAAAGGGTCAGGAAGAAGAAATGAGAATTTAAAATTAGTAGAGTCAAACCCATTTTGGGAAAACACTACATTTGCTAAAAAACAAAGGGAAAAAGAAAATGGCGGGAATGTCTCCAACACAACTGACACTAAGAAAATTAAAAAGTGAAGGATATGAAACAGTCCAGGTGGTCGAAGTGTGGATACCATTTGGTAAGTTTGGTAATCGCAGGGATTTGTTTGGAGCATGGGATATACTTGCAGTTAAAGATGGAGAAACCACTGCCATACAGGTTACTTCCAAATCTAATATATCAGCACGAGTTAAGAAAATATCTGAGAATGAACACGTTAGTAATTTAAGGGATGCCAACTGGAAACTATTAGTTCATGGTTGGTATAAAAATAAAAGCAATAGATGGGAGTGTAAAGAAATTGACGTTAGTTAAAAATCCTTATGACAGAAGAGATTATAAATACAAACTAAAAGAAAGAATGGTTAGTAGGAAAGAAGCAATAGATGCTTGCTTAAAAGTATTAGATGGTCAGGAATTAACTAGAGAAGAAATTTGTCAGCAGTCAGGATTAGACAAAATTCATATACATAATATTCTACAAAAGATGAGAGACTATGGGTTAGTCAGATTTACATCTGAAAAGAAAAATGGCAAAAGATTATATACAAAACATTATGAATGTTTGCTTGCTGAACATCTTTATCCATCACCTGAAGAGATAGAAAAACAATTTACAATAAAAGGTCGCACAGTTAGAAAATTAGAACAAGGCGGTAACAGACGATCAGGATATGGTAGTAATGTTACTTATAGTAAATCTTACTCTTGGGATATGGAATGAACTTAGAATATCTAAAGCATTTGTTAAGTTTATGGACTCGATGGATGAAGCATGACGACTATGGTCTTGGTTATCCCAAACGTAGTTTAGGTATGAGTTCCGGTGGAGCATCTACTGAAGATACATTTGATGAGATGTATGACGACCTAGAATTAGATAAAGTAAGAACACTCAATGCAGTAATTAACGAATTAAATCATGAAGAAAGAAAAGCAGTTCATCATTTTCATCTTGGTAGTGTTGCACCAATGTATAAAGAAATAAAGTATGAACTTGCTATAGAAAACATATTAAAAAATATTACAAAAAGGTTAAATTGATATTGCACCGGACACACGATTAATGTAGAATTATGAACATGAGGGCAAACTATGCCCGCTATTTCTCTATCCCTACAATAGAGAACTCTCCTCCTAGACCCACTTCGGTGGGTCTTTTATTTTATACAAAGGAAAAACTCATGCCTAAAGTCGGTGGTAAACACTTTGCCTATACAAAAGCAGGAATGAAAAAAGCAAAAGCAGAATCAAAAAAAACAGGCAAGAAGATGACGAACACAAAAGGTAAGAAGAATGGCAAGAAA